TACAGAAGTGGCTAGATATGGGATAAATAGCGCAAAGTGGAAAGCCGCAAGAGAGTTTTGTGCTGATCGAGGCTGGGATTTCGTCATAATCACCGAGAGGGAATTAGGCATCAAATAATGGTAGCATCTGTCTTTGACAATCTACTGACGCAAGGCGAGAAGCAAGGGCAGCTACCTAATCGTACCATGCAGTCAAGAAATTGGTTTCGCGCGCAAGCGAGCAAGGTTGCAATGAGCCCAAATGCTTTGATGGCTCAGGATCGTAGCGCGATGGTCACAGTACCAATGATTGGTCAGATGTATCTTTTTGCATATGAACCCAAAACAAAAGATAAGTTGCCATATTATGATAGATACCCTCTGGTCATTCCATTTGATACTGTCAGAACTGCTGGTCGCGCTGTAGGTGCATCTAGCTCTGCAGGATTTATGGGGCTGAATATGCACTATCTACCCCTTAGATTGCGCGCTAGAATGATGGATGCACTTTATTCGGTTATAAGTGATGAGAAATATGATGAACGCACGCATCTACAGATTTCATATAAGATGTTAAGCTCAGTTACAAAATATAGATTTTACAAACCGTGCATAAAACAATATCTATTTTCTCATGTTAGAACCAGATATTTTCGCATAGATCCAGCTTCTTGGGACATTGCACTTTTCATGCCGTTGGAAAGATTTGTCGGAGCTAGTGTTGGTGCTGTGCATAGAGATAGCTACGCAAAGGTGCAATAATGGCCAATCGCAGATTTAACGTAGCAGAATTTTCATCGGAAGTTGGCAAGAGGGGTTTAGCTAAACCTAGCCATTTCTCTGTGATGCTATCGCTACCTAGCAATATTAGCTCATTTTTTGATGCCTCGCATCTACCGCTACGCATCGAGTCTGCAAGCTTGCCGCCACGCTCTCTTATGACGATAGATCAGAATTATCATGGCCCAACCAGAAGAATTCCCTATCGTCATATGAATACACCAATGCGACTAAAAATCGCACTCAGCGAAAATATGATAGAGCGCGAAATTTTTATGGCTTGGCAGGACCTTGCGATATCGTCTGGTGGTCTAGCATCATATCGTCGCGCAAAAGTTGGAGCACTTAAGAATGGTGGCTTTGACTCGACATTCTATGATGAAATGGTTGGTCGAGTAAGTCTATTGCAGTTTGCAGAATCGCCTAAATTTCAAGTGCCGTCAGGTATTGATCTTGCTCAAACACTAATTCGTGGTGGTAGTGATTTGAGAGGGCTTGTTAGTGATGTAATTGAACAACTTAATCCACTAAACACAAATTTTGCTGGTGGTACTGATAGATCAATCTTCCCGCAATATAAGATAACATTGGAAGAAGCTTATCCTATTAGCATAAGTGAAGTTGAGCTTGATTGGGCAGCCGATGGTACAGCTAAAATGTTTGTTGATATGGAATATTTCATAGCATATGAGCAACACCCAGCAGCTCTGCCGTTTGAGAATATGCTAGGCCTTGAGCGACTGCTTCGTAGCGGGTCTGCTCTTTACAATAGATTTTCTCCGCTCATTTCTGTGTTTAGCAAAAATGGTGTTTCTGGTGGTCTGCGTGCAATTGGGTCGCAGGTCGGATCTAATATAAGAAATACAAGCACTGCATTGGGCGGCGCAGCACGTTCATTTACTAGATGATTGAATGAGAGGATAATATGGCTTTACCTAAGATTACAATACCGACGTTTACAACTATTCTACCATCAACTAAGCAGGAAATTGTCTTTCGACCTTTTGTCGTAAAGGAAGAAAAGGTTCTTCTAGTTGCAATGGAGTCGAAGGACCTTGATCATATGCAGCGAGCAATGATTGATGTTCTATCATCATGCATTATAACGGATATTGATGTCAATAAGCTACCGTCATTTGACATTGAATACCTATTTCTTAAGGTAAGAGCTAAGTCGGTTAGCGAAGAAGTTACCTTAAGCTATCGCCATGTTGACGGTGTAAATTATGCGGGTGATAAGTGTGAGGCCATAACCGATGTCAAGATTGATCTTGATCAAGTTGAAGTTAAGTTTGATACTAATCATAGCCCACTTATCAAACTTACAGATACATTGACTCTAAAAATGCGATACCCAACTATAAAGGATCTTAAGGTTAATTCGACAACCGACGATGGTATAGACCTAGTTGCAAATTGCATTGAAAGTGTCTATGATAATGATGATATTTTTGAACCCGATGATGCTGAAGATGCTAAGAGGTTTTTAGGTTCATTGAGCAATCAACAATTTCTATCCGTTATGAAATTTTTTGAGACAATGCCAACAATTGAGCATACTGTTACATACAAATGCCCAGGTTGCGGTCAGAATGACACAGTTACACTAAGAGGATTATCTGATTTTTTTTAATAGCCCTCTCTCATACCTCGCTAGCTAATTATTATGTTTTGAATTTTTCGCTTATGCAACATCACAAATACAGTCTAAGTGAGATAGAGGGTATGATTCCGTGGGAGAGGGAAATATACGTTAAGATGTTGGTGGATTTTATAGAATCGGAGAAGGCTAAAAGGGAGGAATAATAAGTGGCATCTTTGGCCGACGCATTACTGAAACATAATATGCTCGGTCAAGATACCCGCGCGGCCACTGTAGCTGTCGCGCCCATATTTTTGTCGCCGCCAGCAAATCGTAATTTATTAACCAGAGTTTCTGGTGGCCTATTTCAGCAATTGAATAATTTACAAGGTTATTCTAGACAAGTAATATCAACATTACGTGCAATAGCTGCCGAAAAGATAAAGCAGCAAACTGTAATTGAAAGAATAGACCGTCAAGAAAGAGAAAATAGAGTCGAGATGACTCGACTTCAACCTGAACGTAGAGTTGAAAGGGTCGAAGAACGTGAAGATGATTCTTCAAGTTTAATTTCAAATTTTCTCCGCATACTAAGAGATGTTATGTCGACCATAAGTCGAGCATTAGATGCTATAACAAATGGCGTTCGTAGACTTTTAGGTACATTACGTCGATTAGCACCAGCTGCACTAGGTCTTTTAAGAGCGATCCCGCTATTGATGGGAATTTTAAGACGACACCCAGCAGTAGTAATTGGTGGTCTTATTGGGTCAGCATTTCAATATCTACGTGGTCGAGAAAACGAATTACCAGAAGAACCACCCATACCTCGCGCAGCACCAGAAGAATCATCTACACCAGCACCAGCACCAGTACCCAGTGCAGTACCATTACCCAATCAACCTGCCGCACCCAGAGCAGAACCATCTACACCAGCACCAGCACCAGTACCCAGTGCAGTACCATTACCCAATCAACCTGCCGCACCCAGAGCAGAACCTGGGGCACCAGAAAGAGCACCACAAGAAACTGCGCCTTCAGGTGATTTTATGAGCGAAGTTAATCGTGTATCAGCAAGATTTGGCGTAGACCCATTGGATATGCTAGCTGTTATGAGAGCAGAATCAAGCTTAAATCCTAGAGCACAAAATCCAACATCACGCGCTACAGGGTTAATTCAGTTTATACCTCAGACTGCTGCGGCTTTGGGTACAACAGTTGAGGAAATACGCGAAATGAGTGCCGCACAACAAATGCAACTTGTAGAAAGATATTTTCAAATGGTTGGATTGCCGCAGGGCGCAAGTCGTGGTACTCTCTATGCATATGTGTATTTGCCTGGGCGCGCGCGAAGCGCAATTAGTCGAGGTGATGGTGTATTATCAAGAAACCCCGAAAATTTTTATACAGCAAACCCAGGTCTTGATGCTAATAATGATGGTGTTATAACCATATCCGATCTTGATGCCGTAATGGGAAGACATCGCGCTCGTGTAGAAAGAATGCCGGAAGTGAATGAAAGATTTGGTGCTAGAGCAAATCAACCACAACAGACAACTCGCGGACCACAGATTAGTTCCGCACCAACAATTACACCATCAGTTCAGCAGGCAGCATCTTATGTACCGCAACAGCAAGCATCTGCTGGTATGTTTATATTACCTGTGGTGGTAGGAGCATAACATGGCCAGTCTTGCCGATCTAAATTTACCAAGCAATATTGTTTATGATGAACGCACCAAAAGATATCATGATATGTTGCAAAACTATCGCATGGTTAGTGGTGCTAGGGTCGCAGCTATGGGAACACCTCAGCGCGCAGATAGACCAGATCAATATGTAACACGTCAAGAATTTTTAAATTTACGCGCTGACTTATTTCGATTTGTATCACATACAACAGAGCTTACCCGCGAGGCGCTGCAAGCTCTATTTGAGATGCAGCGCGCACAGCTAAGAGATACAGAGCGCCTGCGTGATTATGAACTTGATAATAGAGAAAATGCTGCTGAAGGTAGATCATCGCTGTTAGGGCGTTTAGCTTCAGGTGGAATGGAAAGAGTTGGAAATGTTGTTAGAGCTAGACCAGGTCTATCATTAGCAGCCATTTTGGGTGGAAGCATATTAGGGTTTGCCGCAATACCTAATGAATCTGTTGCACGTTTTGGTGCCGCGGTTGATGAAATTATTGGTGCGATTAGTAATATAACCAATATTTTAGGGCAAATTGCTGCCGCCGCCGCAGGGCTAACAGTGGCTGAAATTGCCCGCAGAGCATTACAGAGACCAAATATTCGACCACCGGCCGGTCAACCTAATCGACCCACACCAGGCGGTCAGCCTCGCCCATCAATACCGGGTGGTCAACCTAATCGACCAACACCTGGATCCGGTGGTCAACCTAATCGACCAACACCATCAGGTCAACCTAGGTCATCTGGTTTACGAAATATGTTTAGGACAGCAGGTGAAGCATTATTAAATCCTCGCCGCCGTATTCCTGGTCTTAACTTACTAGACCCAACATCACTTGAAGCTGGTGCTGAATATGAACGTGAACAACTTCGTCTCGCGCGACGCACTCCTACCGAAGAACGCACGGAGATGGAACAACAATTGGGTGAAGCTGGTAATCAAAGACCACCACAAGCGAGAACGGCAGAACAAAGATTAAGAGATCGTGCAGCTAATACACCACCAGGATCTCCTGAACGTAGAGCATTAGCGCGTAGCGAAGCGCAAAATATGATTAGAACTGCAGAGCAAGAAAATAGACTAACACCGCAGCAAGCGCAAGCACTCACATTTGAAATGGGGTCCGGGGGAAGATATCAAAATCAGCATGAGGAAATTACCAGAATATTACGTCAGGGTGGTAGCCTCGAAATATCTCCTGATGTGGCTAGAAGATTAAATCTTCCTCAGCAAATTGTAAATACAGAAGCTGGTGAAGTGCGTCTTCCTGCAGGTGCCATACAAGTATTACCACCAGTAAATATACTAAATCGCAATCAATTACAATCAACACCACAACCAAGACAGCAAGCGCAAAATATGATCAGAATTGCGCAGCAAGAAAATAGACTAACACCACAACAAGCACAAGCTATTACAATTGAAATGAGATCCGGTGGAAGATATCAAAATCGACATGAAGAGGTTGCCACAACATTACGTCAAGGTGGTAGTCTTGAAATATCACCTGAGGTGGCTAGAAGATTAAATCTTCCGCAACAAATCGTAAGCACGGAAATTGGTGAGGCGCGTCTTCCGCCAGGGGCGATACAAGTATTACCACCAATAAATATACCAAATCGCAATCAATCACAACCTGCACCACAACCAAGACAGCAGGCGCAAACACCAGTTACCGGATTACAAATTAGAAATCCAGAACATGCAATGTTGGAAGCTTTAACGCAGCATATGCTACCAAGCTAAAAAAATGGGCGGGATTTCTCCCGCCCATCGGCTCAATCATCCTGAGCCAGTCGCTCAAACAGATTGATATCAGAATCATCTTCCCACGGCGGGCGAGCCGAACCACGTGCGGTAGGAGCCTCAGCAGTACGAGTCTTGGCCTCGGCCGTCGCGCGCGCGAGCGGACGTTCCTCGCGGGTATCATCCTCATCATTATCACGACGACGAGGTGCGCTGCTCTCATTGAGCACCTTATCGAGGCGAGCCTTCAGTTCATCATAGCTCTTGAATTGATCAGGAGCAACAAAGGCCTGAAGCTTATGCTGAGAATTCCAGATGCGCTCCAGCTCCGAATCATCGGCAGACAGAGGCTCTGAACGATCAAACTCGGACTTGTCGTAATTACGATAACCTTCGACATTACGAATCTTCAGCTTGAAGTTTGCACCAGCCCAGAAATCGAAGGGATTAACCGCCTTCTCATCCTCAAACTGAGGCGTCATCAGTTCGTTGATCTTATCAAAAATCTTCTTACCAAACTTGAACAGCTTGACCTTACCCTCATTCTGAGGATTAGAAGGGTCCTTGACAATATAGACGTTGGCAATGTAAGAAAGGCGACGCTTCTGCTTGCGCGCGACTTCCTTGTCCTTATCGCTACCACTATTCCATAGCTTGGAATTCATTTCAGCGACAGGATCCTTCTGACCGAGAGTTGTCAGAGAGTTTTCGATATACCAACCACCAGGTCCCTGGAATCCGTGCGACCAGATGCGAACCCAAGGCAGGTCTTCACCCTTAGCAGCAGGAAGGAATCGAATGACGGCATAACCGTTGCCAGCCTTATCAACCTCAGGCTGCCAGAAACGGTCATCAGCTTCACGCTGGCTGCCGTTATTAGCAAGCTTACCAAGCTCCTTGGAAAGCCGATCAAGGTTGCTGGTAGTAGCACGCTTCAGCGAAGCGAAATCATTAGACATTGTATGTTCTCCGTATGTTTTGTATATTGCGTGTGTATCTTGTTCACTTCGACCATGACCACGCATGTACTTATATCATGTTGAAGGTGGTGTGTCAAGAAATAAACACCTGACGCATGGTTTTCTTTATGGTATCATTATCCGCAGTTACGAATGGACCATATTTCTTCATAAGACGAGACACATCTGGCCAGATGATAGTATCCGTAATGCGAGTATCCCATCGATCTTGAAATTTAAGAACCCGATCAGACAGAATTAGACTTTCTATTGACAGTTTTCCACCAAGATAAAGACGCAATACCTCAGGATGATCGCCATTAGTTGACCATGCTTTGGCTACGTCACTACAGCTTTCGGCTACATTTTGCATATCTTGCTTGAAGCGATATGTGATGGATTCCATGTGGCGCTTCCAATCAACATATCGCTTTTCAGCCTCGACGGTAACCATCTCTCGGATAAATCTGACACCCTGGGTCATATTTGCGACATAAAACCCAGTCAGATCATCCTTGTATCTACGTTCAAGACGACGGAAATGAAATACATCATTCCGTGCCTCAAACGTAGAACTCTTAATAGGCTTTACTTTGCCTTGATATTTAAAGTAGTCATAGCTATCCTGCGTAAAATGCAGTCGCAAGGCGACATATTCCTGATATGCCTTCATGCCTTCCATCCTTAAATAGGTAACCTAACCTCACCCGGCTTGCGCTTTAGTAGATTAAGACCATTAGCTTCGCTGGTCAGAATCTTCTTAACCCGAGGCGAAAGGAGACGAGGGATCACCTCAATCTCTAGACCCGTGGTATCACATACGTGCATGATTGCATCAAGATATGTCATGTTCTTTTCGATGACGGTTTTCTCGATTGTCGAGGTAAACCGTTCAGGCGTCATGATAGACAGCTCAGGCTGCATCATCAACCGACTTAGCAGCTAATGCGGCAACAAACCCACCAACATCCTTGCGAACGATATCAACCGATTCCATATGCTGAGGCCAATAAATCTCAAGGGCCTGAGCATCTTGGGTGCAGACAAAGCAATGCACCTCATTTGGTGGCACCGCAGTAAAGTCACCGGGGCGAAGCACAGTTACATCTGTCAGCCCATATTGCTTTTCAGTATGAATTTCGATGATACCACTAATTACATAGAAGCCATTCCAGCGATGGCGATGACTATGCAGCGAGCATCGAAACCCCGCCTTAGTATTGATGCGATGTACTTCTATATTGGGTGAGGTAAACAGATCCTCTGTATCACCCCAGACCTTACCAAGCTTCATGTTATTCTCCTTTAGACGGCATATGAGTCTTCACCACATAATCTATCTCAAGTAGCTGTTCAAGTACAGACCTAAAATTGGCTAAGTGTAGCATATTTGGACCATCGCATGGTGCATTGTCTGGGTCTTGATGCACTTCCATAAACACACCAGCAATACCGACAGCTGTGGCCGCTCGGGCGATGACAGGCACCATATCTCGATTACCACCAGATGAAATACCGTTACCACCAGGCGACTGTACCGCGTGAGTGCAATCCATGATGACAGGATAATTCATTGGAGTATTACCACGCATGATATCAAGCGACCGCATATCAACAACAAGATCGTTATAACCAAATGTAGTGCCGCGCTCAGTCATCATGACCTTAGTGCAACCAGATGACTCCAGCTTATGCACGATATTGACCATCTCACGTGGCGAGAGAAACTGACCCTTCTTTACATTTACGGGTTTACCAGATGCCGCAGCAGCCTGCAGCAGGTCAGTTTGACGGCAGAGAAATGCTGGAATTTGAATAATATCCGCAGGCACAGTTTCGCAATGCCACGGCTCATGCACATCAGTCAAAACTTCAAGCCCCAACATTTCTTTGACGGCCACAAACCCATAGAATGCTTCATCAAACCCAGCTCCACGATATGATGTGATGCTTGTTCGATTTGCCTTGTCAAAAGAAGTCTTATAGATGTAGTTTACATTTAAGTCTTTGCAGATTTCAGATAACTGACCTGCCATATCAAGCGCATGTTGCTTGGACTCAAACACACATGGTCCTGCAATCACACTCAAGGTAAATTCATTTCGACAATTATCATAAAAAAGACTCACAACTTATCTCCTATAAAACAAATGTGACCCAATACGTAATGCATTTCTCTGCGGCGAAGACCCACTTATAGCATGAAAACGTATTGCGCCGTCTGTAATATCAGGTAGATTACCAGACATGACATGCATCGCAATATCATTAGCCATTTGCCATTGTGGGTCATTTGCTGGCGGGACTCGATTACCGACCTTGCAGTAATATTCAAACTGACAAATGTTTCGGGTTCTCTGTCGAGTGACACCACAGATCGTATTAGGATAATCCGGATCCTGTGAACGATTCATGATCACATTAGCCACCGCAAGCATACCAACAAATCTCTCACCACGCGCTTCGTAGTATATAGCGTGGGCCATGCAATGCAGGTCCGCTTGGCTTGTAGTAATACGATCTTCAAACTCCGGCGGAGCTAGATTCAATCCAATATCAAGCTGAGGGACACTAATCCTAGCTTCTCTAACCTCAGATTGATTGTTTCTTGGTGCAGCTTCGGCCGAATGATAGAGCATATCGATACCAAAAATAACTAAAGCTGCGCCTACTAGCGCGCCCAGGGCGACGCTTATAATCCTTTCCGTCAAGATGTTTTGTCCTTCTGTTGTGGCCCTAGTCAAGAGGATACATTGAGTAGGGTGAGGAGCTTCTGTTGCCCGGTG